ATCACCTATTGTGGCACTCTTACTAACACAGCCATAGGTTTTGAGTTCTTCAAGTGCAGAGTCTCTAGAGAGAATGCCTGCTTTAGTTATTGAAACAATTCCTTCAGAGAACTTAGTTAGCCTATCGGCCTTCTGTGCAGCACTCTCAGGAAATATACAATTCCACTCATACTTAAACTTCTCTGGGTCTATTCCATAATGTGCTGATAATAGTTTATCAACAACCTTAAGTCTAGGAACAAAGATGTCTTTATGCAGTCCTTGTAATGTTTCAATATAGTTTACTAAGTCTGACTCACCAGTTGCATTCATACCATCAGGCGAAGCTGATAGGAATCTTGTTGCTGGGATTGAGACAGAAGCAGCCACCATCTTTAAGTATTCCCAAATCAGATCCTTTACTCCTGAGAGTTGAATCTTCTTCTGGTCAAATTCTTCAGTGCTATCTAAAATAGATACACCAAAAACTGACTTAATACTTTTCCAACTTGTGAAACGAGCTAACATTGCGTTAGTGCCTTCATCAGACTGGAGAATGTTAGCTAGACCCTCTACCTTAATAACATCAGTATTGGCTTCTTGTACCATCTGTGCCGCAGCAAAACTGGTAGTGTGGAAGTTATCAATCTGCTTCATTAGTGGTATTAGGATACTGTCACTGTACCAAAGGTTTCGTTGTCTCTCATAGATTGGCAACTCAGTTCCTTCAAAACGTATTAGCCTATCCTTATGAATAGGTTCAGTGGTATTTACAAATTGGTAATGATCAGGCATGCCAAAGGTGACACTCATAGGTTTCTGATCTATCTCACCCAATGTAACAATACGTGTTCGATCGACTACGTGCATAGATCGTAGGCAACCCGGCTTCAAGTTTTTCCAGTTTACCGGCTTATCGGTAGATCGGCCATCATCTATATCTAGTACAATAAAACTTGTTCCATATAAACGTGCCCACTTATAAGCCTCTCTGAATATTTTATCAACTTCAAATTCTGAGTCTGCTTGTGTAGCATCATCATCATAGAACTTGCGCCACTCTCTTGTCATATCTTGTGGAACTATCTGGCATACTTTCTGACTAAGCCAGTCTTCCCTATACCTAACACTTAGTGTGATATGGTCATAGTTAAGTCCAGAATGATTCCACTGATTACTTGTTGATTTATCTTTAGCAGTGCCTAATCCTGACGCTAGGTTAAACAGGCCATCAGCTAGTCCTGCCCTAGATTTAGTGTCAGATATAATTATGTCTGTACCTTTAGGAGGTACATTTGTTTCTGACATATGAAACCTCCTTTAATGTCTTAGTTTCATTTAATGTTCCTACTACATTTAGAGTTCCACCCACTTGGCTTCTCAATATACAGATCTTCCACTGTAGAAATCTCTAGTGTAGAGCCAGAGTTATCCAGTAACTTAATTGTCACCAGTACTTTACCCTGCCCATCTTTTACTTCAATAGAACTGTTAGCTATAGTCCTACCATCAAGTCTAGTTTTTAAACTCATTAGTACTTCTCCTTAAGACCAAGCTTCATAAGACATAAGTTGGCCTGCAAATGCAATAGCTACTGCATCACTGAAATTATCTGCCACGTCATCATGCCCTGTAGTTGATCCATACTCAGATTGCCCAAGAATCTCCCTTAATATATAAGGGTAGTGCTCGTGCTTGCTGGGTAATACTATTCTCCCTTGCTTAGAGTAGGGAATAGTGTTTAGGAATCTAGAGAATTTATCATTAGCTGCTGTACCATCTCTGGGAACTGGTTTTACATTAACTGTCTTATCTCTTGTAAATTGCTGGTTTAGATGTAGTCCAGAGGACTTGTCTTCCATATACATTCCACGAGGTTTCCAAGTAGGCTTATCTGGTATGAACACATTGTGCTTTCTCCAGAAATCTCTTACAGCTACTATTAGCTCTGGAACTTCCCACTTGCCTATCAAGGCATCCATTAGAATTAACTTTTGCTCTTCTGGACTTCCTCTAGTAACTCCCCATAATATACAAACAGTATAGTCAGAGTATGTTCTAGTTGTTGATGCAGTATCGGCTGTCATAAAGGTATGTCGTATCTTGAACTCGTCTAAACTATCATAAGTCCTAATGTACTCCATCTTCATTGCAGCTTTGCCTTTACCAACTGGCATACCCATATACTGTGAATAGAATGTATAGGCATCCTTGCTTAGTAATCCAAGCAGTGTATCTACACTCTTACGAATATCCCAAAAGCTTGATACAAGTTGTAGCTTACCCTCAAACACTTGCTCCTCATACTTACGGAAATCATTTGCTGGTAGGTTATAAATAATTGGATTTACGTTAGTGTAGCCATACTCTTCTATCTGCTTATCATACCATGCTTGGCTTCCAGTTTCCTCAGTTATAATTCCTGGGATGTTTAGCCATTCGTAGGTGTCATGTGACCCACCTTTCATAAGGTATCCACATAGGTCATCTGCATGTAGCCTCTGCATAATAATTGCAAGAGGTGTTGTCTCAGTTGCCAATCTAGATAGTAGTGTATTACTAAATCTATTGTTAATCTTGTCTCGTTCAGTTGGCGAGTTTGCATCGTCTGGCTTGATAACATCATCAATAGCCATTAGTCCAGCAAAGCCCTCCACCAATGCACCACATCCCTTACCTGTCATCTTACCAGTAGTGGGTATGGCGTGGAGGACTCCCGCACTCATTGTACCTAGCCTCTCAACAGACTTCTTGTTGTTGTCTATAACCACATCAGGAAACACTCGACGAAAATCGTCGTCTGACATTATGGTTCTAATGTAACCTGAGCATTCAGCTAGTACGTCTGAGTTAAACCCTGTGAGTATTGTTTGCCCACTAGGGTTCCTCACCCATGCAAAGAGAGGTAGAAATATGCTTATGAGAAGCGTCTTCCCTGCTCTGGGTGGTATGTTAATTATCATACGTTGACATTCTTGGTCTATCAACTTTTGGATAGCTTGGAATAGTATGACGTAGTAATCAACATGAATAAGTTTCTGCCCTGTCATTATCTTAAAGCAGAACTTAGAAAATTCTTCAAAGTTGTTTGATAGGTAATCCCTAAGAGTATCAATCTCGAAATCATCCATCTTACTAATGCTACTCATGGATTCTCCTTTGAGTTTAATACTTACTTAAATGTGCGCACCTTATTAATTTTACTGTTATTACTCTGTATAACAATTAATGAACATACAAGGTTGGCCGCAGTTGAGTCCAAGTTAGTAAATTTTAATTGTACATCTGTATTACCAGCGTATATTCTATTTCCTAGTGGCTCTGCATTATGAACATCGAATCTGTTTACTGGTGTAAGTGTATTTCCAATATAAAAAGTAAATGGCTCGTATGGAGGTGGCTTTGGTGTTAAGCTTGCTCCTTTATATGCCAAAAATCTGCTTATGTCTGGTAATGATTTATTTGTACGTTTAGTACCTATTAGTGTTCCTACACTTTCTACAGACTGCACCGTACTTAGTTCACATTTAAAAAATCCGTCGGTACATTGTAGGAGTTCCAGAGATAGTGAATAGGAAAATTTATCCTCAGTATCTATAGGAAACCTAATTAGTATATTTTCTATACCACCTGATGTTGTGGTAAAGTTATTACTAATACGATATTGATCTGCATTATTTATTTCTAACCAAGTCAATGACATTAAATGCTCCTAACTATTAAGGAATGACTCTAGCAATTCTTTTCCGTCCTCTTTGCTTACTAGTAGGTTAATGGTCTTTGAGGACATATTTTGACCCTTACCTTCGGCTATAAGCCTAGATATTTCTTTAGACAACTCAATAACAGTTTTAGGATCAGCTGGTATGTCCAGATTGTTCCCTTCACTATCTATAATGGTTTGTCCAAATGCTGCCTCTTGTAGCTCGGCCATCTTTAAGATGCGCTCTGCTATGTGTAGGCCCTTCTCTTGCATCTCTTCTGCTAAGAGTTCGTGATACCTTCTTCTTATATCTGGATTAGACTTTACTACTGATCGAAGGGACATGGCATTGTGCTCGACTGAGTCCAGTCTTGAAGCTTTTGCTAGGTCTCCACGAGTTTCTAACATGGCCTGAGCAATTAGCTCAAACTCACCTGAGATTACTATCTCGCTCATGGGTATTTCTCCTAATGTTAAACAGAAACTTTTATTAGCTCCTCCCTCTAATCGGGCGAGGTAGTAGCGGAGCTAAAAAAGCGTCTTACCATTAGCGTGTAGTTGACGGACTCAAACGAAAAATCGGTCTAGGTTGTATAAAGAGGCGGGTTCCCAATCTCCCATTTCTGGGTGGTCATCCAATTCAACCCCATACAAGTCTTCCCAATAGGCTTTTAGTTCCGTAAGATAGTCTCTACTATATAGCTCAACAAAGGTTTCAATAATGATTTTGTACAGTACATCCCTATGATTACAGTGTGTAGCAAAAGAGTCATGAATAAATATCATTGGCAACCCAAGTTCTTTCAACCTCCTAGCAACCATTCTTAAATGGGTAGCGTCTAGGCTGTGTATTACATTGGGTGCTATGGCAGACTTGTGCTTCCCGGTGTTTGGTATGTTGCCTGTAAAGTCTAGTATGTCAAGAGTAAACCTGCTCCCATCACTTAGCTTACAGTCAAGATCCACCTTCTCACCCTTCACCTTACGTTGTAGGCAGGTAAAGCCATCAGGAGTAGGCCATCTTACCTCCACATTGCCATACTTAGAAATGGCTACAGCGCAATCGCTAACCCAACTCACAGCCGCTTGGAGCGCCCCTAGAGTTGACTGTAACTGATCATATAGCTCACACCCGTATTTACTCGTGGTGGCCCTGTCAAGCCCATCCCCGGCCTGTACATACTGCATTTCTGCCTCATTCCAGACTGACTTAGCCCCAAACAGTTTTGACATCCATTCCATTGAAGTCATCCTAGTGGCATTGTAGCCCCAAGTCATGACTGGTATCTTAGCTGCTTTCCTTGTTGCTAGGTATTGCAGTTCAGGGACTAGTGTGAAGCTCCAATCTTCTGCAACCTTCTCATAGATATCTAGCCTGTGCTCTTCTTTATGCATACCCAAGTGTTTGGTTATGGCATTGGATCGCACTACTGCTGACCAATGTTGTAGTCCGGAGCACCTACCATCTAGTGGTATGAAACTGGGCAATGGTTTGCTAGGATCATCTAGATACATTCTTATGAGATTAGCACACGCCATGTAACAATACGGCTTATCTGCCAGCTTCCAAGTATCTTCATACTTGTCAGGGTCGTCAGCCATCTCAGCCATCTCCATAGCACTCCAACTTTGCTCTGAATATCCAGCAGCAGTCTCAAGTAAGGCACTAAACCCATCTGTGGTTAGTACTTCTTTGTATATAGGTAACACCAAAGACTTTTCATGGTCTGCACCCTGTGGACTAAACCCACAAGTAGTATCTGTATACATTCTGCTTCTACTGTCTAGGAAGTATGGGAATCTAAACTTATCGTTCATCATCTTCTTAGCTGAGTCCATTGCCCGATGATACATATAGGCAGAGGATGTTCTGTCAAATACTGGAGGAAACTTTACCA